CTTCTCTATGGGTGACTGCTCGTGTTAAGTTAGTCCCCACGCCACCCTCCCTGTTTACCAACCAGCCATAGGGTTTAGTCTTTCCTTGGGAATCCTATCAGTTGGATAGGGTAATAACATTATTTTTATTACCTCCAGCCGCTTCGATAGGCTCATGGGGAACCAATACAGCATAACTGTAAGCGACGAAACGCATGCGATTCTGACACTGGCAAAGGAAAAGAAGCTCAAAGTCTCACAGATCGTTGACATTGCGGTCAAGACTTTGGGTTTGCAGGCGTTGGAACGCCTCCAAAAGACATATCGACAGGCTGACGCGTACTTGGACGGTGAATTCGGTGAGTAAACTGCCGACGTTCACGAAGGATTGCACGTGCGACGAGTGCTACAAGACGTTCAAAACGCACATGTATGACGAGAATGAGGTTTGCACGTCGTGTAGATCAATGAAAGCACTTGAGCGCATCGCTGAAGCTATCGAAACATGGGTGGGTTGGCAATGAATTACGTCGCACCTTGCCCTAACTGTGGAACATTAGAACGGACTCAGTGGTATCACCACAAAGAAAGTCCATCCGTCGACATCATGTGCTGGGAATATTGCGGGATGGACTTCGCCGTGTCATATGTGTGGTGGATGTTAAACCGAATTGAGGTTGATGATGAATGAAAGTCACGTGCGCGGTCTGCGGATACCAGGGCGTCGTTGACCGGCCCGACCTGCAGCACAGTCCAATCTTGGCGTTCTTCTCGTTTAAACGTCCGCGGGTTGAACCCGACATCTGGATCTGCGACGTTCACAAGTAAGGAATCATCGAGATAGCAAGTTGAACAGTTTCGAAGCCACCGACAAGGCCGAGAGTAAGAAAAGAAACGAGGACGTTTAGACGAACGAGCCCTTCAAGGTTGGACTCTTTCTCCTGGCGTCGCTCCTCGCGCTCCATGAGCCAGGAGGCGAAACGTTGTGTTCGGTTGGGAGCTGCAGCTACAGTTTCAGTTTCAGTTTCAGTTGACATCTTGACTTTCCTCCTGGATGATGGCCATCACGGCTTCGTTGTCGGTGAGGGAGAGTTCTTCGAGTTCGATGTAGTAGTTGAACTCGTCCGTTCCTGTGGCGGTTTGAGCAGTGAGGCCAACGTAAAGGTCACGAACGACAATGTGAGTTGGGTCAACAAGTTCGAACACAGACTCCGCCATTGAGTCCCCAATCGTATTTGTTGACGTCCATGCGACTTGGCGACGATCATTCCAGTTCCATTCAACCACGGTTGAACCGGGCGATGCTTCCAATGCTTCAGGGTGAGTTCCAAGAACAGCGTAAATGTCACGAGAACCAATCGAAGAAGAGTGTAGGTTTGTCGGGGCGATTAGGAAACGCTTGATTCGGAAACCGTGGTTGAAACGTTGGTCGTTTTGAATCAAGTTAACCGCACCGTCGTATTGGAACGTGCGGAAGACGCCACGAAGAACACGGATGCGACTCATCGCTTCTTACCCCCGGCTATCTTGTGTGCTTCTTTCACCGCACGTCGGAAGCCGCCAGCCTTCCACTTACCGCTCTTGAGCTTGTATCGAGGTGCGACCTTCTTGAACGCCTTCTTGTATCGGCGGTTGTACGCGGACACTTTCCTACGAGGTGCTGCAGGTGTGGGTTGTTCGATGGCGACGGTGGGAAGAGCTGTAGGAACGCCCATGCTCATGCCCTGGGCGATGCCAGCCGCAAAACCGTCACGGTATCCTGTTGCGTAGTCCATCGAGACCAACCTCATTGTTGGCTCAATGCAAGGGCCATCGCTTTGCTTTGGCTCATCTTCTCAACAGTGCATTCGATGACGATGCTGCAGTAGACGTCGCCTGCAAAGCCCGTGTTGGCCACGCCGCCCAGGTAGAGGGATTCCGTAGCGACCAGGTATCCGTTCGTGTAGAGCTGTGGGGCGATGTCGAACGAGTTGGAGGACGACGCAGCCAGGGGAGACGTTGCGATCGAGGGCGTGTATGCCTCAATCTTACCTGCAGCGACCATTGAGCGGTCGGAGGGCAATACAATGTCGCTCTGGCTCTGCGTGGTGAGTTGGAATTGTGCGACGGCGGCGGTATCGGCTGCAGCCATCGAGAGAGAGCGGCCGACGTTGTCAGTAAAGGCGACGTCCACACGATGCACCTTCAAGATGCTCTGATTCAACGCGTCAACGTAACTGCCGAGTTCGACCGCTCGCTGTGCGAAGGTGTTTGTGTTTCCGATGTCAAGTGTTGCTCTGATGAAGAAGCTTTCAGCCATGAACCAGTCAAAGCGCGCAGTGCTACATAAACAGCACCTAATCTTCTCTATGGGTGACTGCTCGTGTTAAGTTAGTCCCCACGCCACCCTCCCTGTTTACCAACCAGCCATAGGGTTTAGTCTTTCCTTGGGAATCCTATCAGTTGGATAGGGTAATAACATTATTT